GGATTATCCAACCAAGAAAAATGACCATGTTCAAAAATCTTTTTGGGACATGGCAAATCAAAAAGATTATTAGGAGGAAATAATGCCACAACCAATTATGACAAAATATAAGCATGGTGAGTTAGGTGCAGACTACGGTAAAGCACCAAAAGAAAAACTTCAAGCTTCTATGACGAAAAAATATAAGCAGGGAGAATTTTCTGATGCAGGTGGAAAAGCACCAAAAGAAAAACTTGCTTCATGGTCTAAAGAAAAAATTAAGCACGGCTCATTCAACAGCTAAAAATAATGGCAGTAGAAATTGGAGTTGATGCAGTTAATGAGCAAGAATTTAATAATCTTGCGGCAACAGTAAAACAAAGATTTGAAAAATCAGAAAATGCTCGTCAATTTGATGAGAAACGATGGTTAAAGGCTTACCGCAACTATAGGGGAATCTATGGAAGTGACATGGCTTTTACGGAAAAAGAAAAGTCAAAAGTTTTTGTTAAAATTACAAAAACAAAAGTACTAGCTTCCTTTGGACAAATTATAGAAGTTTTATTTGGTTCAGGTAAATTTCCATTGGGAATTGAACCTACGCCTGTTCCAGAAGGTATTGCAGAATACGCCCATTTAAAACCACAAGGCATGAAAAAAGAATCAAATGGTTCTGCAGCAGGCATTTATGGTTATGATGGCGATGGAAGAGACATACCTGCAGGAGCAACGGCTGACATACTAGGTGGATTGGCGGAAGAATTTCAAGAAGCGGGATTTGAAAAAGGCCCCGCTCCGGATTTAAAAACAATGCCACAGATAGAACCGGCTGCCATGGCGGCATCGGAAATGGAGAAGTATGTCCACGACCAACTGGATGCAACAAGTGCCATAACAGTTTTACGTCATGTATTTTTTGAAATGGCGTTACTTGGAACGGGTGTTCTCAAGGGGCCGTTTAATTATGAGCAACTTATTAATAGATGGATGGAAAATCCGGAAACAGGTTCACGGGATTATGTTCCGTCATCAAAACTTGTTCCTAAATTAGAGGCGGTATCGTGTTGGGATTTTTATCCTGACCCAAATGCTGTAAATATGGAAGATGCTGAATACGCCATTCAGCGTCATATTTTAAATCGTTCTCAAATGAGGGATTTAATTAATAGACCATTATTTCGAGAAGATGCCATTCGCAGATGCTTTGAAATGGGATATAGTTATACTCCTCGTGCATTTGAATCTTCCTTGCAAGACAGGGAGAATATGAATGAGTTTGAAAAAGACAGATTTGAAGTCTATGAATACTGGGGCATCATGGATAAGGCATTTGTTGAAGAAGCAGGTCTTCCAATTGAAATGGAAGATGACTTGGATGAAGTTCAAGTTAATGCGTGGGTGTCAGCAAGTGGTCAAGTTTTACGACTAACATTAAATCCGTTCACACCTGAACGACTACCTTTTTCTGTTTGTCCTTATGAACTGAATCCTTATCAATTTTTTGGTGTGGGCATTCCGGAAAACATGGATGATTCACAACAAATTATGAATGGCCATGCAAGAATGGCTATTGATAATTTGGCCTTGGCGGGCAATTTAGTATTTGATATTGATGAAACGATGTTAGTTCCCGGACAGGACATGTCCGTATATCCGGGTAAGATATTCAGGCGACAAAGCGGTATGCCGGGACAATCCATTCATGGATTGAAATTTCCAAATACGGCTACTGAAAATATGATGATGTTTGACAGATTTCGTCAATTGGCTGATGAATCAACGGGAATGCCATCCTATTCACATGGACAAACGGGTATTCAATCAACAACACGGACAGCCGCAGGTATGTCCATGTTAATGGGTGCATCAGCATTAAATATTAAAACTGTCATTAAGAATATAGACGATTATTTATTACGCCCTCTCGGAGAATCTTTATTTTCATGGAATATGCAATTTAATGATGATTCTCCAAAAATTGTAGGTGATATTGAAATACGAGCACGAGGAACATCTTCACTGATGCAGAAAGAAGTAAGGTCTCAGCGATTGATGACATTCATGCAGACAGCATCGAATCCTTCCCTTGCACCATTTGTAAAATGGCATACAATATTGCGTGAAATTGCTAAAACATTGGATATTGACCCTGAAAAGGTCATTAATGACCCTGAAAAGGCGGCAATATTCGCACAAATAATGGGGATGGTAAATGGAATTAAAGAAAATGCAGGCAATGGTGGGCAACCCCCAGTGGGGCAGACTGGAGGAGCACCTGCGGGAGCAAATCCAAACGACCCAACAGGCGTTGGAGGTGGCAACATCGGAGTTGGAAGTGTACCGCAATCAGGGGAAACTGGTTTCTCTGCGGCAACTCCTCAACCTACGAGACCAACTTAAAAGGAAAAAATAAATGGCATTAACACCATGGGTAACACCGGGAAGAGTACAAAATCCACATTTGGAATCTGTATATAATTCTGTTACAAATACATGGGATATTAATCCGGTAAATGTTTCTCCATATAATTATGGAACATTAGCCACTACGTCACAGGCTTATCAAAATATTAATGTGGGAATACCTACTACGTATAATCAGTATTCTGGATGTCCTGCAGGACATATCATGGGAGCGGATGGCGTATGCCGTTTAGACCCTAATTGGATTGGAGCAGGTACTACTACAGGAACAACAACAGGTACTACTACAGGAACAACAACAGGAACAACAATACCAGAAGACCAGACACCATTTACACCCTCTAACGTATATCAAGGTGTTACACAAGACGCTGACCCTGATGTAGGAACGGCAGGTCAGTGGACAGGTCAAGTTACTGGTAATACTTATGCAAATCTTAAAGGTGGTTGGAATAACTGGTCAGATGAAGCTTTTTATGATTATGGATTAGATAAGGGATACTTCACGGAAGCGGGCGGCTTGGTCGGTGCGATGCAGACAACGGCGGAAGGAATGATAGGTTCTCTAGGCCAATGGGCCAATGATAAAAAATTTCAAGCATGGTTAAGTGATGCTCAAAAAAAAGGTATTTTTGAACTCAGTTATGATACGGAAGGTGTTCTTGAAAGTGCCAAATTACTGAAAAAACGAGGCCCTCTTGCTAATGAATGGGGCGGCGGCATGTTGGAAGACATTGCTGAAAAAACAAAAGAAACTTCAGAACAAATTTGGCAAAGTTTAGTAGCAGAACCATTTTCCAGAGACGTAAAAGAATTTCCTGTATATGATACCAGAACAGCAAGTGTTCCAGTTGATGGCACGGAAGAAGCAACAAAACTTGCACTAAAAGCTACTAATGACCTGCTTGAGGATGAATATCGAAGACAAGAAGAATGGAATGCAACAGGCTATTATACAAATCGAAGTGGTGAAAAATTTGGGCCGGGGTCAGAGATAGGACTTGAAAGGGCCAAAGGTTCACAACTTATAGAAGATTTAGAAAAAGAAAAAGCGGCATTTGAGGAGCAATTAGAGACAGGTAATTTTCACGTAATACAACAAGAACAAATGTTTGACCCGTTATTTCCAAATGAAGATGGAACTGTTGGAAAATGGGTAAAAAAATCACCGGGCTTAATGGCTGAAAAAGAAAGACGAGGACGTTCTAAAAAATTATTGGCAGAAATGGAAGCTGCAAAAAAACCTGCAATACAGGAATTAAAAAAACCTGCCTTGTTAATAGGCACGGTTGAAGGAAATAAGGCTAATAACATGATTCATGCTCAATCGGGACAATATGTTGGTTCTTCTGTATACAAAAATCCTGATAACGGACATTACCAACAAGATGGTAAATTTGTATTTGATAGTAATGGAGATGGAAAAGCTGATTCTGTAGCATCTAGAGGTTCCATGTCTGATTCCATTTATGCAATGGCTAATGGAACTGCAGTGGATTCTGTTTTGGACAGGACATTAAAAGATAAAGGTTCTGTTAATGTTATGAAAAAAGAAGCCAAAAAAATGAAAGATGCGGGAAAGATAACAGAAGAAGAATATAATAAGGTTACAAGTTATGGTAGTAAAAATGATTATCAAAGTGATTCAAATAATAAAACAATTCATGAAAATGGCAGTGTAACTTCTGGAAGTGATTCTTCAGGAAGTTATGCTTATGGTGATGATGTATCTGGAGTGGATATTTCAATTCCTTCTTCAGGAAGTTCTTCAGGAGACAGTAGTAGTGGCAGTGAATCTAGTAGTGGAAATGCAGGAAGTACTGGTTCTAGTAGTAAAAAAGATAAAATAATTTGTACAGAAATGTATAGGCAGACTAATCTTGATGATTGGAAAGAAGCAATGAAACTTTGGTACTTATTCCAGAAAAAATATTTAACATCAACACATCAAGTTGGTTATCATTTCCTATTCAAACCGTTTGTAAGGGGAATGAAAAAATCAAGAATATTAACGGCAATTGGTTCTCATTTTGCAAAGCAACGAACAAAGGATATTAAATATATAATGTTTGGTACAAAATTTTCATTACTGGGAAGAATGTACAGGATTATATTTGAACCAATCTGTTATATAACAGGATTACTATTAACATATAAGGAGAGACGAGCATGGCAATAGGAGCAGGCGGAGGAATCATGGCAGGGCCTATGGGCAACCCAATGGGTAACCAACCTGTTGCAGCACCTCCAGCAATAAATCAAGAACCAATAATAGCAGATTCTGGTGTACCACTGGAAGCAGAAATTGGAAAAGAAAGAATGGGTGAATCATCACAATTAGCACAAGCAGTTGCTAATGTATCACCAGACGCAAAAGAAAGTTTAACAAATATTACAAAAGGTCAAGCAGAAGCAATAATACAAGTCTTGGCTAATTTAGGAATTAGTCCAGAGGAATCAAATGCTGTATTTGCAAATATGGATTTGAAATCTGGATTAATTATTCCAACAGAAGATGTTTTATCAGACCCGGAAGGAGTTAAGTCAAAAATTGACCAATTCGTTCTGGCAATGGCTAATAAATCTGATGAAGGAATGATGGCTACCAATGTACCAAGTGGTGCAGAGGCGGCAACAATGGACAGGCGACCTGCACCGGCAATGGTGTAGCCCCTAACAACTCAAGGGCCACCTGTTCTTCCAACAGCACCCACAAAGGAGAATAAAATGGAAGAAGAAAAATTGGATAAAAATGAGGAAGTTACGGAAACTTCTGTTGAAGAAACAAAAGATGAAGTAACGGAATTATTAGAACCGACTCCCTATCAAAACAAATATAAAAAGGAGTTAGATAAGGAGGATTCAGAAACAGCTACCGTTCCTACGGACACTGCTTCAGAAGAGGCAGCCACTCCCGATGAAGAACGCCCTGTAAACGCTGAAGAGAAGGTGTTTAAGAAAAGATATGACGACCTTAAACGCCATTATGATTCTACACTTTCAAAACATAAAGGTGAAGTTTCTATTCTTAAAAAACAGCTTGAAAACACGGATATAGTTCCGCCTAAATCGGCACAGGAACTGGAAACGTGGAAACTGAAATATCCGGATGTCTATGATATTATAAAAAGCGTAGCCATTGGAGAATCGAAGGAACAAGCAAAGTCTGTAGAAAGTAAGTTACAGAATTTAGAACAAGCTCAGACTCAACTGTCAAAGGATAAGGCTGAAATTGAACTTCTAAAAATTCATCCTGATTTTAAACAAATTCGTGAAACTAATGATTTTCATGAATGGGCTAAAAATCAAGACCAGACGATACAGTCATGGTTGTACGATAATAGTGAAAATCACATATTATGTGCAAGAGCCATTGACTTGTATAAGATGGACAAAAATTTTTCTGGTCATAAAAAATCAGACAGGGATTTAAAAAAAGAAGCGGCTAAAGTTGTAACGACTACTAAAAAAGATACAGGCAAGAATATAGGAGAGAAAAAGATTTGGAGTGTTTCTGAAATAGAAAAGTTAAAACCTCAACAATTTGTAAAAATGGAAAAGGAAATTGATTTAGCCAGACAGGAAGGTAGAATCAGTAATTAATCTTAACAGTCTATAGGAGGACTAATACTATGGCAGTAGCAAAAGGTGCTGGTTATACTAACTTACCTTCGGGTAATTGGTTACCGGTAATATACAGTCAAAAAGTCCAAAAGTTCTTTAGAACTGCATCAGTCGTAGAAGATATTAC